GCTGCTAATGAATTTATTTACAATCACAAGCCTGTATACTCTGAAAAACAATATCAACAAGCATTAGCTCCCAAAGGCGGCGACGGAATGAATGATTAAAACTGACCGATATGATTAACGAAGACAAATTAAAAGAAAAAATTGAACAAGAATATCGTTTTTATTTGGATAATCTTGAATATCAGGATAGAAAGATATTTATATACATGAAGCAATTAATGCTTTCATGGGTTGACGAATGCACTTTTGAGCCTACAGGCAGAATGTCATATTGTGAAAGCCTGAAAACAGTGATTTTCCCAAAAATGGACTATGCCGCAGCATATGCTGTCGAATCTCCGAAGCCTGAGCCGCCAAAATCACAAGTAATACGTGAAGCTCATTTCGATATACCTAAGAAATTTAAAACTTTTTGGGGCAAAGTTGTAACCTTTCGCAATTCTTCACGTATAATCAATAAAAATAAGTTTTAACGATGAATTATACCAGTAAGTGCCTTGAAGGCCCGATATTTTCAAGAGTTTGGGAAATGCCTAACAGCAACACCTTTGATATCAGATGTATTAAGAAATTAATATACAAATATATCACAGATGATATGTTAAGCATCGACCCTTTTGCAAATACCAACAAGATTGCGAAGATTACAAATGATTTAGACCCAGACATGGGAACTGATTTCAATCTTGACGCAATGGACTTTTTAAAGACATTTGCCAACGAAAGTGTTGACTTTGTGCTCTATGACCCACCTTACTCCACACGTCAGGTATCTGAATGCTATAAAAGATTCGGCAGAACTGTTAATATGCAGACAACTCAGGCAAGTTTCTGGGGCAATCTGAAAAAGGAGATCGCAAGAGTTTTAAAGCCTAATGGAATGGTAGTCTCTTTTGGCTGGAATTCCAATGGTATTGGTAAAACTTTAAACTTTGAACAACTTGAAATTCTGTTAGTTGCTCATGGCGGAATACATAATGACACAATTTGCACAGTTGAACGTAAAACAAAATAATATGAACTTCACATTATACGATAAAGCACTTTCTGATAAGATTACTGTACAAGGTACAGCAACCATGAAAAAAATGTTGGCAAACGAAAATAGACTCATGGTATCGAATGCTAAAAAATATGGCATTAAATGTCATAGAGATACCAACCACCGATATGATGGCAGGTCATACCGTTATCATCTTACGATGGTACATGATTTTTTCAACAAATACTCGTATCTTATTAAAGATCATGAGGACTTCTTTTATGCAAAAGCGAGTTGCTTCACCCATGATACAATTGAAGATGCTCGGCAAACATTGAATGACGTGATAAAAGCTTGTGGCGTTAAAATAGGCGAACTATCATATGCTCTTTCGAATGAAAAGGGTAGAGTTCGTGACGAAAGGGCAAATGCAAAATATTATGCCGACATGCGTAAAGTACCTCTAGCACCTTTTGTAAAAATATGCGACAGACTTGCAAATGCCGCTTATTCGAGCATGAAAAAGGGAAAAATGTATGACGGTTACGCAAAAGAACTTGATCATTTTGAAGAAGAACTATTTGACGAAAAATACGCCATTATGTTCGATGAATTACGCAAAATTTTAAACAAATAATCATGCACAAGAATATTACGACAATTGTTTTTAAGGATATCATTTCCTTTCCATGCATATCTAGCGATTTATCTGGCAGCGATTGGTGTGTCGCTACGTCATTGTTCCGAAGCCCTAGAAATTATTATCAATTGGCACTGTTATCAGATGAAAGCTTTGTTCCAAGAAACTCACCAGTGTACGATGATGGTCAGATACGTCCAGCTACTAATAATGAGCCAGATGTAATGATCGTTGCAATATATCCAAAAATGTATGAGTTGCCAACATTTACAGACGAATTTATAGCTCAATGGATGATAACACGTCCAAATGGCGTTGATGTTACATACAATCAGGAATGTGGTCAAGACTTTCATAAAACAAAATTATTCGTATTCAACGGTTATGTTTTATGTAATATTATTAAGCCATTATTCAATGCCGAAGAACTAATCGAATTTCATAAGAAAAACAATATTCCCACAAACATAACCACAAAAGTCTTACAGGATATGGGAGAAAGTCTTGACAAAGCACTTGAAGATGAAAGCGAAGAAACCCTCACTGCTTGGGTTAAGGAACAGCGTGAAAGCGACGAAACATTATGTAAGCTTATTCCAAAAACGGTGGCATTTGAATTTGCCGACTGGTGCGGCGAAGGCTACATAAAATGTGGCGGTGGCTGGATGCTTAAATATGCGTCGCAAATCAAAGCAGATATTTACACTACATCGGATTTATACAATACATTCACAAGTTTGAGAAAGGTTTTTGGCTATGGAAGATAGACGTGTAAAATGCTTAAGCTGTGGCATTGTTCACTACAACATTATTTGCCCAAATTGCGGCTCGGTTGTTTGTACCGATGCCGTTGATAAATAAATGTTACGATAATTGTAACAAAATCAAAAATTCAACGTATAACTAAAAAAATATTACTATGGAATTAAATGATCTTAAACTAGGCAACGAACTTCATGAGAAAATCAGGAAATCTGGTGACGTATTAGACTGTTTTGAATGGACTTACTATAATGAAAAAGACGAATTGGTTCACGAAGGAAGCCGAGAGCCTACACTGATCATTGAATTCGATAGCAATGAAGGCGGCAGAGACACTTTGCCGATTCCATTTGTTATGAATCCTGTCTTAATCGAATTGATCAAAGACTTCGTTATTAATGAACGATTTAAATTGGGGAAAGAATTTAAGGAATTATAATATGAGCAAGCGCACCAATAAACAGATTCTCGACAGGTTTCATTATCATGAAGCTATGGACAGAACCTACATGATTCAGAGCAATGTTGAAACATTCTTAGTTGAGCATCCAGTATATGATGCTAACAAAAAACTGAGAAAGAAAGCTGATAAAGTAAGCACCTTGCTTGCTGAATTATATCTGGAAATAAGCGCAGAAGAATATAATAAATTTAAATAAATGGGAAAAGTTAAAATTATTGGCGTAATCGAAAATAATACACCTACGCCAGAGCCAGTAATATTGGAGTTTGATGACTGGCTAGAATATAATGTTGATGAAATTGACATTGAATTAGCTGAAAGCGGTGCTGACAGAGAATTGGATTTCGATTCAGAAAAGGAATACGAAGCCAGATATTTCAAATACTTAGACAATCCTTATAATAAGTAGTGAAAATAGCCAATCCAAAAACGGTTATAGCTTATTGGGATGAAGGTCAAAAAAATCCTTATCACTGGTATAAGAAAGGATTTTTCAAGAAATATCTACGAAATAAATTCATAAGAAAACAATTTGTCGATGATGGCAAATGTAATTAAAATAAATTAAGATGAATACAGAAAACGAAGTAAAAGGAACTGTCTTAAAATATGACGGCGAAGTAATTGCAACCGCCTCAGAATGTAATGGCGATATAATTGCGACAGAAGAATTGACGAGTAATAATGGATCATTCAAAGGATTTACATCAGCTGAATATTATCTGTTAACAGTTAAGTCATTATTGCTATCGCAATTATCATTAATGCGTAAAGCATTTCCAGACAGCGACGCATGGTATTGCGGTTCGGCAACAATTGACGATCTAAGCAAATGTGGAAATTTGAGTTTTGTGTTCGGGTCGGAAGAAGACGTTGAGTTCGTTAAGGAAGGCTCAGATGTTTATGTTGAAATTCCTTACGATGTTGCAAATGACAATATCAACAATGGAGTGGATTAAATTAGAAAAACAATTTCCAGCAAATGGTCAAGAGGTTATTTGCTGGAATGGTACTGCCAGTGTTATGGCCTACTATTTCGAAGGTATTGGCGGCGGATTTCAAGCTCAGCGTTATGCTACCGTTGGCGAAAGAATTGCGATTTTTTATTGGAGCGATGTTACGCATTGGATGCCAAAGCCCTTAAAACCATAAGAATTATGAAACACGCAGTAAAAAAGATGATACTATCATTACTCATGAGTATTTGGATTCCTTGAACTTCGGTTCAAATCCAGAGAATACAATTCTAAATATTAGTCTTGCATATCGTGTAAAAAATTGTATATGCTTATTTTACAACGATCCTTTTTCAGGGTCATGGCTGATTGGTCATGGATATATGTATGATGGTAAATATTATGCAACCACATTTCGCTGGATTACAAAAAAAGAAGATTTGGTAAAATCTATGAATCAATTATCGGTAAACCAATTACCGAAACCCCTTTTAGATCAAATTTATGAGTATACTACAAGATATTATTGAATCGTATGACGACGAAACATTTTTAAAAGCTGATGGCTTTGATGAAGCAATTATCGGCGTGGAAGAAGTTTCAATGAAGCTTATCTATTCTGTTTCAAAATGCATTGACATTTTAATTACACGTGACGGAATGTCATGGGAAGAAGCCGCTGAATTTTTCAGTTTTAACGTAAGCGGCTCATATGTCGGCGAACAGACGCCAATATGGTGTGAAGATCAATTTGAATCTTTTCGTGATGAAAAAGAAGTTTAGAGATATTACCGTTGATGGCGTTAAATACGCTTGGAAGGCTACATATGGTCATCTAACTGTCTATAAAGACAAGAACACAGAAATTTTTAATAGTGATATAAGAGAATCTACAATCACCCCGAAAATAATTTCAAAAATAATTAAAGATTTTTGTAACATTTAAAAAGTTCTTACGTATAAGGAGTCATGGAAAGAATATATAATGATATTACGGTCGATAATGTGAATTACAAATGGTTTGTAAAACATTATAACAGCGTTGGCGATTATGTCTACATTAAATTGAATGACAAAGTTGTTTTCTTCGACAAAGTATCATCATTACCTGTTCAACAAGAAACTATAAAAATAATTATTTCTAAATTAAATAAAGCTATGAGTAAAGTGAACCCTAATTTGAAGAGTGGTGTATCTGATTTAAAATCGGATGTTAGACTTGCTGGTGGATTTGGAACCAGATCAGCTAAACAAGAAGATTTAGCTCTATTACGTAGAGTTGTATTAGCGAATCTTTTGTGGGAAAATATTGCATATGCAAACGGCGAAGACGTTGCTGAACAGATTAGCAAGTTGATTCCTAAATGCGATCCTACCGACGTTGCAAATCTTGCCGTTGAAG